CAGAAGGCAAAGATATGAATGATGCGATTGAAATGGCACGAGATGCTATTGAATTAGTGTGTGTTTCTATGGAAGATTCAAATGAAGAAATACAAAACCCATCCGACTCATTAGATGTTGAAAAGGGAGAGTTTTCTAATGCAGGAGTGACCGTTTTATCTTATGTAGATATTGATTCCGATGAGTATAGAAGGAAAATTGATACAAAAGTTGTTAGAAAAAATGTTTCTCTGCCAAGTTGGTTAAATTATGAGGCAGATAAAGCCGGTATTAATGTTTCAAGAGTTTTACAAGATGCACTAATGGAAAAATTAGGGGTATCTCATAAATCGTAATTATAATGTGTCCTATGCAATTATTGAAGTAGTATTTGTTTAAAGAGGTGAAATGTATGCCGTTTGTGAAATTGGATGTAGAAAAAGAAGTCGATAAGAGAAGATAAGATCTTGACGAATATCAGCAATGGTGTCAAGAAACAAGTAAATAATAATATAAATTAGCACTGTACTAATAAGTATGGTGCTTTTTCTGTGGAAAATTTAAGGAGAAAGTCATGGAACAGAAAAGCTATTGGTTATCAGAAAAATATATCCGAATACTTATCGGAGCAGCTGCGTGTGAAGCAATCGATGATTTTGGTGTTGAAGACGAGTGGTCGGATTACATGACATTCGCATCAATGATCACCTCCAAGATTTTAAAACATTTAGAAGAGAAGGAGCAAATTAATCTGCAAATCATCGAAATCTCAAAAAGAGCAGAAGATACACTGCACGAATTATTAGACAAAGAAAGGAAGGATGAT